ATGGGATTGCCCCTAATTATTATGGCAATACTCAGCTGCTTGCGGGCGGTCATTGGAATAGTGGGACGTATTGCGGGTCCCGCTGTCGTGATGCGAGTATCTTTCGCTGGCATACGGATGCGGCTATCGGCGGGCGCGGTTGCGCGGAGCCACTATAACGATGTCACTATATCACGTATCACGAGCGCGCCGCAGGCGCGTTATCACGGCTGGTAGGTCGTGCGGCTGCATGCAGGCGGTAATTGGAATAATGGGACGAATTGCAGGTCCCGCTGTCGTAATGCGAATAACTATCGCTGGAATACGAATACGAATATCGGCAGGCGCGGTTGCGCGGATACAGGGTTTGAGCAAAACTCCTGGCTGGATCTACCGGCCATGTTTCGGGGCGTAAGCCACGGAGCAAAATACATGACGGAGGGCGAGGGGAGTTAGTAGGTAAAGGCCGAAAGCTCCCTGGGCCATTACACCATGAGACGACACGGAAATCTTTGGGGCCAAATAACAGATATCCACAATATCTACGAGGCATATAAGGCCGCCAGGAAAGGAAAGACCTGGCAGAATACCATCAAGTATTTTGACATGAAATTTGATGAGAACATGTTCAATATTCAACGTCTCCTGGTCAATAAAACGTTTCGTACCGCGCCATACAAAGAGAAAAAGATCTACGAACCAAAAGAACGTACGATTTATATATTACCCTTCAATCCTGACCGGATCATCCAGCACGCACTCATGAACATTATAGAACCGATATGGGATGCCATGTTCATTCACAACTCGTATGCCTGCCGAAAAGGCAAGGGAATACATGCCGGAAGCAGGAAGACTATGGAATTTGTCAGAAAATACAAATATTGCCTTAAATTAGATATCTCCAAATTCTATCCATCCGTAAACCACGACATCCTTTATGAGATAGTTCGGCGGAAAATAAAGTGCAAAGACACGTTGTGGCTGATCAAGAACATCATCTATTCATTCCCCGGCCGGAAAAACGTCCCAATCGGTAATTTTACCAGCCAATGGTTTGGCAATCTCTATCTGAATGAGTTGGATCAATTCCTGAAGCACGAACACCACGTCAAGAACTATATCAGATATTGTGATGATTTCTGCCTGTTCCATGATGACAAGAAGTACCTCAACGATATGATGCGGATCATCAGGGATTTTATATTGACAAGGCTAAAGATGACATTTAGCAAGTGTGACCTATTCCCTGTCTCAAGAGGTGTTGACTTCCTGGGCTACCGGCATTTTCCGAAATATATGTTAGTCCGGAGATCTACGGCTAAACGGGTCAAGAAACGGTTGAAAGCCCTACCGTGGCTATTAGCTAAGGGAAAGATCACAATAGATCAATACCGTGGATCTCTGGCGTCGACAAAGGGCTGGCTCAAATGGGCCAATGCCCATAACCTGACAACATACCTGCAAATTGAGCAGTTGGAGGCAAGATTAAATTGTGCCTAAAAGAAAACAGTTTAAGGATTTTGCAGGAGATCACCGGCCCCTTGATGGCGCTAAGGTCAAGATTGCAGACGTGTTTAATAAAGAGATTCAAGTGCTGGGCTATCGGATACAGCCGAGTAGATATCATAAAACATTGCCATGCCTTCAGCTACAGTTTGAGATGGATAAGGAACACCATGTGTTGTTCACAAGTTCAACGGTCTTGGTCGAACAGATCGAGGCGTATAAGGATGAGTTGCCTTTTTATACAACGGTTAAGCAGGTAGGGAAGTATTTTACATTCACATAAGGAAAAACAGGAGAACAAATCGAGGGATATTATGACAGCCGCAGCGGATCGCCCGCCATGCAGTATGCACACGGGAGTAGATAAAGCGATTGAAAATTTGGAGAAAAGTCGAGAAGATCACGACGCTACGGCCATACGCGTCTGGTCGGCGATTGAGAAAAAAGTCTCCACAAAACTCTTTCTCACCATATTGACCATTGCGGTCGGGATTGTAGGCATTTTCAACGCGATTTTCTTTTACAGCCAGGACCGGATATTCACGAGTTACGATAGCACATTGGCCAAAATATCAGACAAGCAGGACAAGTTGATGACTCAGGTGACCGACCTGCGTCTCGATATTCGGAACGGCACAAAACCACACGACAGCGGAGGATAACGCCATGATAGCCTGGGACAGAATCGAGCATTTTACGCGGAGTGAGTTTCAGGATCCGCGATATGGGGAGGCGAGTGGGGATCTGATCGATGCCGCGTTCCTGGTGCTGATTGTGCGCCTGCGGATCCAGACCGGCTGGCCCATGGTGATCCACTGGGCCGTGGGCGGGGCAGTGGATGTTGACGGGGCGCACGGGCACGCGGCCCGGTCGTATCACCTGAAAGCCATGGGATGTAAGGCCGTTGATTTTCATTTTATGACCGGGGCGCCAGTGCGGCTGCAGTATTACGAAGTGGCCCGGGTGGGCTTTCCCGGGCTGGGGTTTTACCCGGATTGGACCTGGAACGGGAACAGTACGCCGGGCTGGCATGTTGACATACGGCCAAAGGACCGGACACAGAGATGGACGCGGAAGGGTGGGGAATATATTTATCTACTCTGATAATAGACAACCTTTCAAATGAAACCTCAAATCAAATATAAAGCAGGCTATAAATATCAGATCGTTGCAGATTACAGCATACAGATTGCGATATTCCCAAAAGAGGATATTTCTACGCATTTCCTGACCCTCACGAAAAACGGGAAGCTGGTAATCAGTCATGGGTATGCTTGGAATGGTCCTTCGGGACCAACGTGGGATACCCTGACGTTTATGCGCGGGTCATTGGTTCACGATGCTATTTATCAATTATTACGGATGCAGTTAATTGACATCCGCTACAGACTGGAAGGGGATATAGAACTTAGGCGAGTATGCTTAGAGGATGGTATGTGTTCATTTCGGGCATGGTACGTGTATCATTCAGTAAGGGCGTTTGCCGCTGGATCTGCTGATCCGGAAAATAAAAAAGATGTAATTACAGCACCATAAGGAGATTAAAATGAAAAAGATAATTGTTTTGATTTGTGCAATCGTGCTTTGTATGGGATGTGCAAGTATCAGCTTCAATCCTGACACAGGTAACGTGGAGTACACCCGCATAGGCGATCAGCACATCAAGGGGTTTGAGTTGGAGAAGACAGGAGATGGAGACATAAGAATCACGCTGGACGGCCAACAGTCAAACGCTGATGCGCTGACCGAGGCCATTAAAGTGATCAATGTTCTTTCTATTAAGTAGCCACGTTTGGGTATCCTTCCGTCTACCATTGGTCTACCATCCACCCTCTTTTCAACCTGTTTTTCCGGGTAAGTCTCCAACGGCGGGTTAATGATTTCAACAACTTAGCGCCCACAGCCACCCATGACCCTATCTGGCAGTCATGAGGTCAGGGGTTCGATCCCCCTCAGCTCCACCAAAAATTTCAGGTACTTAGGCCGTTTTTCGAGACGGCCTTTTTTTTGCGTCTACTGTTTGCGTCTACCATTTTGGTCTCCGGGAGCTGATTTTGGTGCAGATTCGGGAGGGTGTGGGGCTGGTTTTTGAGGATGTCTTTGGCGAGATGGGCGTAGACATCGACTATCATTTTGGGGGTGGTGTGACCCACGCGATCGGCTAATTCTTTTATGTCGGCGCCGGCGGCCAGGGCGTAGGTGATGTGATAGTGGCGGATATCGTAGAGGCGTATGCGTTCGGTGATCCCGGCCTCTGTTTTGGCTCGGCGCCAGGCGGTCTTGATGGATCGGACGGGTTGTCCCCGGTAGTGGCAGATGTGCCGGCAGTGGGGATATTTTCGCTGCGTGTGGGTCTGGTACCGCCGCAGGCGTTTGATATAGGCCGGGGGCAGGTATTGCCACCGGGTCGGGTTGCTGTTTTGTGAGGCCTGTTTGGCGCTGTCTATGAGGATGGCCGATCGGATGTCATCGATGCGGTCCCAGGTAAGGCTGAACAGTTCTTTGGGGCCGGGTCTGGCCCCGGTATAGTATGCCAATTCTATGATCCAGGCCAGGTGGGGCTGGGACACGGCCATGATTTTGAGGAAATCGGCTAAAGAGAACAGGCCAATATTGTATTTAGCCTCTTTGAGGGCCTTTCGTTTGGTCCAGGGGTGCTCCTTCAGGAGGTCGTCGTTTTCGTTGACGGCCCAGGTGAGGGGCCATGAGATATATTTGAAATAGGTGTTAATGGTCCGGTTTTTGATCTCGCGATCGATCATGCCGTTCTGGATCCGGTGCCAGTGATTCATATTGATCTGGTTAATGGGCACTTTGCCGATGACCGGGTTGGCGTATTGGGTGACGGCCCTGAGGATGCCGTCCCATGTCTTGGGAGCCAACTCGCGGCGGCGGGCGATGATATACTGTTCCATAAGCCGGCCATAGGAAATGCCCCAGGCAATGGGCGCCCATTGCCCCCGTTGTTTTTCGAGTTTGATCTCCATATCCCGGGCCTTTGCCGAAGGCCGGGCATTGGGACCCCGGCCAAAGGGCTCCCACACCCGTCTACCGTTGTCATAGTAGACGCAGTAGACGAGACCGTTTTTTTTGGTATGGACAGGCATTGGATTGTTGATTGTTGCCGGCCCGCCATCGGCTTCGCCTTCAGGCGAGGCGGGCGGGATTGTTGATTGTTGTCAAAAAATCACATAGAATATATTGCCTATTTGCCTAATTAAGCCTCGTCTGTCCCATCCTTCCCGGGATTGGGTGACGAGGCGATAGATTTCCTTAGTCGCTGTACCTCCCTTTCTAAATCTTCCACTTTATCCTTCGTTTTGATGTGATTGGCGCATGCGGTAAGATTGCCCTTGATGGCCAGCTTAGTTATTTCGTCACCCGATTTTAAAATATACCGCAGCGTATCGATATATTCCGTATTGTCACCTTCAATTAGAGCGGTAACGTGATGTTTGTCGATGTCGGAGCGATCCCGGGCGTCACGATCCCCCACCAGGCTTAGGGGTTGATCTGCCTTGGGCTTGTAGGGATCCTCCGGCACAATGACGCCTCCACGGATGACTTCTGCGCTGGCTTGATCACCCAATGTCAATTCTTCTATGATTTCTTCTTCGATATACCATTGTTCACGTGGGTAGCCTCGGGCTTCGATGTTTTTGATATGTTTTTGTGGTATCCCCCTTCCTTCTCTACACCAGGTACTAACTGTTGTGCGGTTGACCTGGAGCCAATTTGCCAGACCCTGCACCCATGCTTTCCTGGGAATTCCGATAAGAATTGATAGCTGTTCTAAACTTTTTTTCGATTTATTTGTTACAAGTGCATTTTTTTCTTGACACAGGTGGCAAATTAGTTTAACAACGATAATCAGGCGTACAGAAAACAATTAATCAAACGGGTTAAAACATTAAAACAGGAGGATTCTTATGCAATACCTTATGCCAGAAGAAAGAGGAATAACAACATGGATGTCTAAACCCACAGTAGAATCCCAACGTGATGTTGATATTCTCCACAGTTTCACAAGGAAACATGGCTGGAGTGCATCCCGTCTTCTCGACCGCGCCAACGACCTCTATGAGAGAATTGCTCAGAGCTCTGAGTCGGTTTTCGATATCGGCCAGTGAATAGGGCAATGATTAATCACTAAGAACGAGTTTTCACACCGGGTTAAACCTTTAAACAGGAGGTTCATTATGCCCAACCTTGGCGTAGCTGAAAAGATGGAAATCAACGAATCGGAAACCTCCCACCCTGGTCCGGATTGGGCTCAGGGACCTGAAGAACCTGCTCGATTTCGAATAGCGCGAATTGAAAATTATGTCGGTGAGCGATATCGCCTAAAACTTTGGCACGTTCAAAGGAGCTGGGGCCGGATAGTAAAAACGTTGTGTAAAGGATTTGTCTTGATTCTGTGCCATATCTGTCTGCTTCCTTTTGTAATTCTATGTAAGCGGGGTGGGTATCCGCTTTCGAGGGTCCTACGACGATGAGGATGTCTTTCATGATGTTTCCTTTCGTAAGAGGTGTAAAAGTTGGGAATTCTGAAAAAATTAATCCATAGCACGAAATTAAAAAGTTTTCAAAACAAAAATAAAGCCGTGTTTGACTGTATGGTCGAGCACGGCTTTTTATTGCCCGAGATCCGGAAGTCGATGATGGTGTTAAACGGGATAAGGCTGGCCGATCTGTCAGACGGCCGGTCCATTGTGACTGTGTCTAACACCATCAAAGGCCGCCGGCGGAACGGGGCGGTGATGGCCGGCCTGGCTACCAAGCTCGATCTGAGTATTGAACAATTATTTTCGGAGAATAGGTAGGAGGTGATGGAGCAATTGAAGCTGGATTTCAGTGCTAAACCGATTGTTGCCGGAAAGAAGAGGCAGCGCCTGTCAATCCCATGCTCTGACGAGTTCCTGGCATTTTTGGAAAAACTGAGCACCCTGGTGGGAAAGACCCGTGCAGAGCTTGCGTTTGATTTTGTTTTAGAAGGGATGCAGAAAACCCTGGGCAATGTTTTCATGGCAGAACCTTATATAGATAAAAAGTTACGTGATCTATTGGAGAAGCATGGTAGCTAAATTTTTTTGCCGTGTCACGTATACCTTGGGATACTTTGCAGTTTTTCTGGTGTTACATTAGTATACCTAAGAATATCAGAGAGTTAGCGGATCTATTGATGTCAAGGGGCGCAGTAAAAGTGTTTCTGGTATACCTCGGTATACCCTGAATGATTTCAGTGAGATAAAGGAGCGAAAGTGGAAGAGCTGTCGTTGACGGAAAAGACTGAGTTGCAGGAGATGGAGGGGATTATTGAGCCGGGCCTCCGGACTTTTTATCAAGTGGGCTGCGCCCTTGCTACGATCCGGGATTCCCGCCTGTATCGTGAGACCCACGCCACCTTTGAAGAATATTGTAAGGATAGGTGGGATATGAGACAGGCTCACGCCTATCGCTTGATTGATTCGGCGAGCGTTCAGGATGTTTTGTCTCCAATTGGAGACATTCAACCCGCCAACGAAGCCCAAATCCGCCCCCTCACCAAACTTGAAACCGCTGAAGCCCAACAAGAAGCGTGGGAAATGGTTATTGAGACAGCTCCAGAAGGCAAGATTACCGCCCGGCATGTCTCGAAGGTGGTGAGTGAGATGCTGGATGCAAACACGAGAAAGGAGGTGGGTAAAAAGGGAAAGAAGATGCGGCAGATAATCGACGAAACAGAGAGGATGGACGAGGACTTCAAGGATGCCTTTGACGCTTTTTTCTCGGAAGTACGAACCGCACGTATAAACGGCTGGGAAACTACTTCAAGAGAGGCTGCCTTGAGATGTGTGGAAATAACGAAGAGCTTGATTGTAATCGAGTAGTAAAGAAAGGAGGGGGTGGCGGTATGAACCTAATGGAGAGAATCATAGAGGATAAACGCGTTGCTGTAGATCCGGATTTGTCAGGCCATTACCTGAAGTTTAACACGTATAAAGTTCAACGGAAGGTGCGGGGTCTTCATGTGGCAGAATTGGCGGAAAAAATGAAAAGCGGTTTGTTCCATGTTGGGAGGATAATATTTGCGAGAATTATGATTAATGGGAAGCCTGTAGATATCATAATGGACGGTCAGCACGTCTGTTATGCGGTTATTGATTCGGGCGTGACTGTTGCCTGTAATTTGCTACGGTTTGCCGTGAAAAGCAAAAGCGAATTGTCAGAGCTATTCCGGCAATGTGAACAGTTGCCCCGGAGTATCGAGGACATGGTGAAAGCCGAGGCAGATGCGTTGGATATACCCTGGCCGCAATGGATCGCTTCGTTAACGGTAAAGGCTGCGACGGTAGATCGATACGGCTCACTTAGAATAAATCCCCCCGGTAGTCCTGGCAAGGTGACCGCCACCAGGCGGAGTTTATCAAATATCACGAAAGACCAAAGAGTGCGCCTATTGCAGGAATATCTGAAAGAGGGCAATTTTTTGGATACGGTATTGATCGGAGGGAAACGGGCGTGCCTACATCTGAACCGGCAGGCGGTAGCCCTAATAATGATAAGAACCTTCAGGGTCGATAAAAACGACGCGAAGGACTTTTGGGGGCATGTAAGAGACGGAGAATTTCTGTCAAGGGACATGCCTGAAATGAAGTTAAGAGAGTTTTTGACAAGAATTGATAGTGGAGTTCACCATCCAAGTAATCATGAATATGCATATCGATGTTCCTTGGCATGGAACGCGTGCCGAGAGAAACGAAAAACCAGCTTGGCGTATCGGAAAAACAGCCTGATTCCGAAATTGAAGTAAAGATGGGCGAGGGATAAAAATGGGGTGTTGCGGAAAAAAGAATATTAAAGCAATTAGGTATGGGTACGGGTGGGTGGCAGTCTGTCCGGTGTGTAAACGGGTAATCTACAACTCAAAAACTAAACCGATTTCATGACGTACCTCCTAATGTTGTTAAGGCTTGAGCGGGTCCGTTCCCTCCCCCGGCAGATACGGCCAAAATGGGAGCTTTATTTAGATTGATGCCCCGGTTAAATCGGCTACGCCGTTTCACTTCGTGAAAATTTAACGGGGTAAAATTGTTGATTGGGAAAAGAAGGGGTTGCTATGAACAGACGTGATTTTTTAGGTATCAGTTTAAAGGCCGCCGCAGCGGCTCCTATTGCTGCTGTGGCAACGATCATAGACACGCCTGACCCGTTGTTAGGGAAAGACATACCGTTAGGGCTGTCCGAGCGAGAACCGCACATTAAAGTTGATGGGACTGCATTGATTAGTAATAATAAAATTATTGCAGCAAAGCGTTTTGACTCTGGTGGGCGCTATGTAATACCCGGTGATGAACTTTATGTGAAGTGGGAGGTTCAAGAATATCACCCCGGTTTTAGTGGTGGCGATCCCATTCTTGCAACACCGGAAGAGACAAGACGGTTTGCCCTAAAGAAGATTGCTGAGAGTGAAGAGGCATAAAAGATGGAGACTGTGAAAGAAAAGATGATCCTTAGACGGTTGATCCTGGTCCTGGGTATATTGCTTGTCGGGGTGGCGCTTGGGTATTGGTGGCACATGATGGCAATAGTAAGGGCCTATGAGTATGTCCAGCCCGCCGGGTACGTTGCCAGCGACCGCGTTAAGGCCGCATTGGAGTATCATGGGATCAGGTTCGCAGAGTCGGACCCGGACGGGACGCTGTGGTTCGAGAGGGATGGACAGCGGTGTAAGGTGTTTACGGTTGCGTGTCTGAAGGCGGTGGAGAAGAGGCGATGAATTCGGGAACGTGGGTGTTTATTCCACCGATGTATTACTTGTGGGTTTCGTTTAATTAATGGGAGGAAGGTGTATGCCAACGGCCAGTGCAAGTCTGAAAGTTATCCTACTGTGGGAGCATGAGATCGTCGCGGCGGTTAAGGCGTTTGACAGACTGCGGCAGAAAAAGAATCCAACGTCCGAGGAGATCACGGCAGCCTTCAAAGCTGCTTATACGGCACTATACCATCCGGAGATATTGGATGGTAACCCGTTTGTGATTATGTCTGCAAACCGTGATTTTTTCCCAGGAGGCGCAGATGGGCAAGGTGCAGAAGAGTAAACAGGCGAGGGGGGCCCGGAAAGCGGCGGTGTTTGCCGGGCTGCGGCCGAACACGGGGCATTCGAGCCACCTCCGGCAGAAGGATGGCCGGGCGGTTGCCCGGTTGCTGGAGCGACGGTATGCGTGAGGTTGTTTTCGATGAGGGTGCAAAAATCATCAAATCTCCGTGGTTGCGGATCGCGGAGGCCGCGGCATACTGCGGGATCAGCCGAACCAGTTTCGAAGATCGGTCCTCGGATCTACCCCATGGTGGGAACAGGCGGCTGCGGCTGTATAATGTGAGGGTGCTGGACCGGTGGTTGGAGGGACTGCTCGAAGTGCCGTTCGATCCTCCGAAGGTGGTCAAGCGGCGGCGGCGGACGGTTAGGTATCGGGCTGAGGATGATAAAGATGTGGTTTTGGTGCATCCTACCACAGGGAAAATTTACTCGTAAGGAGATAGGGTAATGGGGTACGTGGTCCACGAATGCGGCGGCTATATGGACGGGGACCCGGAAGATTTTTATTACCATGGGCATGACCGGCAGGTAAGGGATGTAGAGGATGTTGTGTGCGGGGCGGAGAATGAGGATCTGGCGGAGGCGGGGTTGGTGGAGCTCAATTTTGATGAGTAGGGCGGAGATGAGATGGACCGGCGACCCAGTATTATGGTGGAGATCGACGGGATCGAGGAGATCACGGATAAAGGGATCCATGTGATACTGCGGGGCGGCAAGAAGCTGGCGTGGCTGCCAAAGGATGAACTGGGCTATCTGCCGGGCGCCGTGGTGGTCCCGGAATGGCTGGCCCGGAAGATACGGAGGGGTGGATGTGGACGACTTAATGAAAGCGCTGAAGAGGTTGCATAGGGCAATGAGGATTTTGACATTAGCGCTGGTCTTTATGCTGACCTCGGTCATAGCACGCATGTTTAATTTTCCGGAAGTTTTATGCGTTTGGGGTATGGGTTCAACGATAATTATATTTATTGTCATAGTCATTCATCGCGACGCATTATCCAGGTTTTGTAGGTGGGCGTGGCCTTTTGTGCTAAAAAAAACGGCCATAAAAATCATCCGAGAAGAAAAAGAGATATCGAAAACGCAAGAACGGGAACGAATTACCTTTATGAAATATGATGAGCTATTTCAAGACCTGCCCGCGTATGAATTCTCCCGGGATTCTCAGGTTGAGATTTCAGGGATAGCATTAATAAGCCCCCATGGCCACCCTATGTCAATCAAGAAGTTTCAATACGCTCGATGTGTGATTGAAGACGACCAAGTACACATAACAATATAGAGGGAGATAAGTAGATATGAAATTTGGCATTATGGGGACGCACGGGACGGGTAAGAGCACGTTTGCGAGGGAGATGGCTAAACGGACGAAGGATGAATGTAGAGATGGCAGTATGATGCTGATCAGCGGTATTGCGCGGGAGTGTCCGTGGCCCATTAACCGGGATACGAGCGAGGAGGCGCAGAGGTGGATCTGGCTGAAACAGATGCTGATGGAATTACTGGCGTCGGCTACCGGGGATAATATCATTTGTGACCGGACGGTGCTGGATTCTCTGGTGTATGCCGATGTGGCGGGGTTAGAGGAAGTGGTTGACGATTATCTGCCGGCGGCCTTGGGGTGGATGGAGGGGTATGATATCGTGTATTGGATGCGGCCGGTGGAGGGGCGGCTGGTAGAGGATGGCAAGCGGGATGTGGACCCGGCGTTCCAGACGCAGGTGGATGATGTGTTTCGGGACTGGATCCGGATCTATTCAATCCCCGTAACGGAGGTGAACGGAAGATAAGGAGGGGTGGGGATGAGCGGATATGTGTTTTGTGAGGCCAGGGGGCAATGGGTACCGGTCGGGGCGTGTCCGAATTGTAAAAAAAGAAACCGGAAAAGATGTGCTCATTATGTGAAATCGGTAAAATAGAGAAGAAAAGGGGGTGGCGGAACATGGCAAAAGGTGGCAATGGTAATCACCCGAAAAAAGGTGATTCGATTAAGGTGGATCCGATTAAAAATTTAAAAGATGTGCGTCTGATTAAAAAAATGTTGGCAGATCGACCGCGAGACCTGGCGATCTTTACAGTGGGCGTCAATACCAACCTGCGGGCATCGGATATACTGAGCCTGCGAGTGGGGCAAGTGCGACACTTGTCTCCCAATGACGAAATTGAGATCAAAGAAAAGAAGACCCGTAAAAAGAGACGGTTTAATCTTAACGGTGCGGCCGTGATGGCGATCAACGGTCTTCTGGAGGGGCATGCGGGCGAGGACGAGGGCCACCTGTTTGTCGGGCAGCGGGGGCCTTTGACTGTGAGTACCGTGAATAACATGGTTAAGGCCTGGTGCAGAGAGATTAACCTGAAGGGTAATTATGGGAGCCATACACTGCGGAAGACCTGGGGGTATCATCAGAGGGTTACGTTTGGCGTGGACCTGCCCAGGCTCATGGTCTGCTTTAATCATTCATCGCAAGCGCAGACATTGGAGTATCTGTGTATCCAGCCGGAAGAGATCAAGAATGTATATGAAAACGAAATATAGCGGATACTGAGGCGGGGCGAGATGGCTGGATTATTCGACCGGGTAAAAGACCTGGTGAACATCGTAACATATATTAGTTCAGAGACAGGGGTTGACGCGAAGCGGGCCGGAAGCGGGTCGTATAGAGTCAGCCCCTGTCCTTTTTGCGGTCACAGCGACTGCTTTACGATTAACGAAAAGGATCAGTTTTTTAAATGCTTCAGCTGCTCGGCCAAGGGAGATGTGATTGAGTTTGAGCAGCAATACCGCAACATGGAGCGCCCGCTGGAGGCGGCGAAATCCATAGCAGGCAAGCGGGGGATCCCCGTCCTCGATAATGAGACCGGCGGCGGCACGGCTAAGCGGCCGAAAGAGAAAGAAAAGGGGGAGGTTGAGCCGCCTGATGCGGGGACAAAGCCGGAGATAGATCCGGACCGGGCACTGGAGGTCCGGCGGATCGCGGCGGAGTACTACCACGGTCGAATAATGGCGTCGAGGACGGCGCTGGCGTACCAGACGGACGTGCGGCAGCATAGCAGGGAGATCGTGGAGCGCTTTAAGATAGGCCTGGGCGGCGGCGGCCTGATTGGACATTGCAGGGGGCAGGATGTGACCGTCGCGGAATTGATAGCTGTCGGCCTGGTGAGAGAGCAAAAAAACACAGGGTTCAGGTCTGTGGTGAATGCGGGAATTACAGTATATCCCCATTTCAGCGGTGACAACATCCTGTTTTTTTCGTTAAAGGATCCTGAAAAGAAAAAAAAGTGGCAGTTAAAAAAGGAGTGCGCCCCGGAGGGATGGCTCTGTTATGGCCAGGACGCATTAGAGCAGGACGAGCCGGTGATTATAACGGAAGGAGAAAACGACCGGATCACGGTGATGGACCTGGGACGATATGAACACGCCATAGCCACAATTGCGTCATACAACGAGCCTGCGATCCTGGAGCGGCTGAAGGCTATTGCCAAAGGCCGGATATGGTACCTGGCATTCGATAATGACCCTGCGCCACCTAAGTCGGCTGAGGGTGCCGGGGCGCGATATACGCGGCAGTACGCAAATACGTTATTGGCCGGGGGCGGTGATGTGCGGGTAATCCGGATCGAGCCTGATCAGCCCGGCACTAAGGTGGACATTGACGATATATTGCGGGCGGCTAAGGATCCGAAGGCGGAACTGGCGCGGTTGAAGGATGAGGCGGAAAAGATCACTAAACCGATTCCTGAACCTGATCCAAATAGGGGTACAAAGGCGGGCTCGGTGCCTATGTCACGCACACCGCCCGAGGCGTATCAATTTAAGAGTTTCGAGGTCCTGGGCGAGCTGAAAGACGAACGGCTGCTGTTCTGGTCGCGGGTTAATGAGCGGTTGTATGCGGTGGCGTTGAAAGATCTGAATTTAGATAAACTGACGCAAATCGGGGGGATTGAGGTAGCGGCTAAGGTGGCGCGATCATCCCAGACAATGAGTGGCGGCCAGGTGTTGTTTTCCGGCGTCAAGAAAAGACTTATCGTGCAGGCCGGGAAGCGGCAGTTATGGGATCCGGAATATTTAGGCCAGGGATTACATAACCTGGGCGATCGGATCTTGCTGGTTGTGGGCGGTAAAGCATGGCTATGGGATGGTAAAGACCTGGTGGAGTGGGAACACCCTGTGATCGAAGGGCGC